GAATTTAAAGTAATCATTGTAGAACTTTTCTACAGACTCTTTATATTCAGAATAAGATGGAACTTTGAATGGATTAAAGTTGAACATAGTATTCTCCTTAGTTAGTTAGAGAATGTATGTATGTTGCAACGCAACAATAATCAATAGACAATTGTTAAATTAATTGCTTTGCAATTAAAGCAACAAATTACAATACTATTTTAATTTTAATTTTATAGATTCAATAATATCGTTAACAACTGATTCATATTTCCATCCTAGAAATATTCCAATTGCTAATCCAATGATAAAAATAATCATTTTAATTTTTTGGTTTTACTGGAAACGCAACAGAATTAACTTGTTCAACTGTTGTTAAACCCTGTGTTAAATTTCTTAGTGCAGTTCTGTAGTTCATCCATTCAGATTTTTTAGCTGCTGTTAAAACGCTGTCAGCTAATACTGTATAGTCGCTATCTTTTAATAGTGCGTTACGTTTGCTTCTTAAAGCAACCATAGCTCTATCAAATGCTCCAGCATTCCATGCTTGTTCTTCTGCTTGACGTTGAGCTATCTCAGCATCAGTAAGAACTATCTTTACACCATCTACTAGTTTATGTTCCATATTTACTCCTTATAGTTTATTGTTTGTTTTAGTCAATCTCATTATTTAATACTACGCAAGTTTCATTAAGGAAAATACCTACCATTTTACTTAATGCCATACATTAGGATTGTTCCATCCATATTTCCACTAGACATCTTGAATTGTACTGCGTTCACAGCAGAAGTTGTATTCCCATATCCAGCAACAAAGGCATTATGAGAAGCATCAAAATCTCTATAAGTATTTGTATTAGAAATAAAATGTTTAACATAAGTTGTAGAAGCAGGATTAAATAAATGCAGTGAACCAACTAAATTTTCATCAGCACCATTTCCAGTTCCTAAATTTAAATTTTGAAATGCTGTACTTTGTGCTAAATCAGTTCCATCAAGATAAGTTAATGCTGTTTCAGCATCATTTTCTCTATGTAATGCTCTAAACATAGTTGTAGTTTTTGTTACATTGTAGTTGCTTCCACTATCTGTACTTAAATTAAAATCAAAAGTACTGGTATCTGTTCTAGGTGCAATATCTATAAACCAAAATTGATACTCTTTATAAGTAGAAGTAATACCAGTAGTAAATGATATAGAAGCTGAGTTACTAGCTGTTTGGGAACTAATAAGCACCATATTACCAGTTGCGATTGCGGCATTTAAAGCAGTAACATTATTCAATGAAGCATTGTTGAAAGCACCAGCTTTTAATATTCCTGATGTGCCAATGTTATTTGCAAAACTTCTAGTGATTGTTCCCATGATTAGCTTTTCTTAACTCCATATAGTTTAAATATTCCATCTGCAATATTACCTGAACTCATTTTGAATTGAACTGCGTTTATAGCTGAAGTTGTGTTACCATAACCTGCCATAAATTCATTTTGACAATAATCTGAAGATTTATTACCTACAAAACTAGTAATAAAATGCTTAACATAAGTAGTAGAAGATGGATTAAATAATGTTAAGTATCCACCAACATTTTCGTCTGCACCATTTCCATTTGAATTTGTTAATGGTTGAAAAGCAGTTGATTGTGCTAAGTCTAAATTAGTTGCATAAAACAAACCAGTTCCAGTATCGTTTTCTGCATGTTCTGCTAAAAAAGAAGTAGTAGTTTTAGTTACGTTATAATTTGAACCTGAATCTGTACTAAAATTAAATTGAAAATCAGCATTATCAGTAGCTGGTCTAATATTAATAAAATGAAATTGGTACTCATCATACGTACTATCTAAACCAGTCGTAAATGAAATAGTAGCTGATGAACTAGCAGTTTGTGTTGATAATAATACTAAGGTAGCAGCACTTGCGGCATTATCAAAAGATGTAACATCTTCTACTGTGGCATTGGTAACAGCACTAGCTGTAAGTATGCCAGATGAACCTATGTTGTTTGCAAAACTTCTAGTAATTGATCCCATAATTAAACTTGTTTAATTGTTTCTATACTTGAACGTAGTGAAAGTGTAGCCATAATTATTTAATTCCATACATGTATATTTTTCCATCAGCTATATTACCAGAACTCATTTGAAATCTGATTGCGTTAATAGCTGAAGTTGTATTAAAGTAACCTGCAAGATTACTGTCTTGGAAATAACCACCAGTATTATAATTATTATTATTTCTACCTATAAAATGTTTTACATAAGTTGTGCTTGAAGGATTAAATAAGGTTAAAGTTCCTGATGTATTTTTATCTGCACTATTACTAATATCATTTGTTATATTTTGATAAGCAGTAGATTGTGCCAAATCATAACCCAAATCATAAGTAAGTGCTGTATCATTACCAGCTTCATTATGATAAGCTGTAAAAAATGTAGTTGTTTTAGTTACATTATAATTACTTCCACTATCTGTTGAACCATTAAATTGAAAATCAACATTGTTAGTAGCTGGTCTAATATTTACAAAGACAAACTTATATGCTTTATAGGTAGATGTTATACCACTTGTAAAAGATATACTTGCAGAACTTGAAGCAGTTTGGGAAGATATAAGTGTAATACCATCACCAAAGGAACTAGGTAAAGCTGTTACGTTATCAAAGGAATCATTATTGACAGCACCTTTTAATACTACACCTGATGTAGTGATTAGGTTTGCGGCAGATCTTGCTATACTCCCCATAATTATGATAACCTACAAGTTAGTTTCATTAACTTAATCTCAAATATCTTACAGTAATTTCTGCGTTATTAGCTGGTGCAGTAGCAAATGTTAAAGTTGTACCTGATATTGTATAGTCATCAGTTGGAACTAAAGTTAATCCATTAACAACGACTAAAATATCTGCGACAGCTCTACCAGAATCTATTGTGATTGTTGTAGAAGAACCATTACCAGTAAAGTTAGCTGATGTATAAGCACCACCAAGTGCTAAATATCTATAAGTTATTTCAGCATTGTTAGCAGGTGCAGTTGTGAAAGTAAGTGTTGTGCCAGAAATTGTATAATCTGTTGTAGGTGTTAATTGAAAACCATTAACAAATACTAATACATCTTCAACTGTTCTACCTGAAGATATTGTGAAAGCTGTTGTTGAACCATTGCCTGTGGCAGTACCTGATGTGTAGGTATAAATAAACTGGGGATCTTTTCCAATGTATGGCATGTTATATTCTATCCTTTACTTCCCAATTTACAATGGATTCATTCCAAGAATAATATTGATTATCTTCTAATACTGTTGTTGGCATAGCAACTGGTGCTTCCCATAGACAAGTATCTTCGTTTAATATCCAAGAGTTAAAAGGTTTAGGTGGTATAAAAGCATCTCTATCTTCATCATAAGTATAACCTATTCCTGCATGATTTTTTCTTAAAGGTGTTCCACCATTATCATGTACTCCACCATGAGTATTGTAAGATGTTTGTTTCCATACTGGATAACCAGTTAATTTTGTCAAGAAATCAATTCCAATAACTTCTTGTTCTACTCCATTTGAATCATGTAAAATTTCATTAACTACTGAAAGAACTTCTATAACTTTATTATTTAATCCTATTTTTGCAAAACTAGCCATTATGCTGTGTAACTCCCTGAACCATTAAATTGTAATATTGTATTACTACCAGATGTTGTAACTGTTGGCGAACCTGTTGATGTACTAGAATATTTAGCGGTTGGTACACTTAATATAACAACTCCTTTTCCTCCAGAACCTGCACCTGTACTACCAGTAGAAGAACCTCCACCTCCACCTCCAGTATTGGCAGTTCCAGAAGTATTAGTATTACCTCCTCCACCAGATCCTCCTGAACCTCCTGATTGGTTACCTCCACCTGCTCCTCCTCCAGCTCTTGTTACAGACGAACCTGTAATTGAAGAAGCTGATCCTGCACCACCATTTGCACCATTTCCTGTTGTATTTCCATTTGAACCAGTTGCACCTGCTCCTCCTCCTCCTCCAGCTGCAATAAAACTAACTCCATCTGATCTACCTATTCCTCCATTATTTCCTTGACTAGGTGAAGTACTTGGTGTGTTTCCAGAACCACCTGTACTTGTACTTCCAGTATCTGTACCAGATCCGCCACCTCCAGAACCTCCATTAAGACCACTATCGTTTGTTGTACCATTACCAGCTCCTCCACCACCACCACCAGCAGAAGTTATGGTTGTTAAACCTGAACCTGAAATTGAAGAATCTGAACCATTTGTTCCTCTTGCATTTGTTGTAGCACCTGCTGCTCCACCATCACCAACTGTTACTGTAATTACTGTTCCTATTGTTACTGATTGTGTAGATGTTCTATAACCTCCGCCTCCACCACCACCACCTCTTGAGTGTCCAGCACCTCCTCCTCCAGCTACTACTAAAAAATCTATTGAATAAGCATTAGGTGCTAAAGCATCTGTTCCTTCATTAATTCCTGAAGTTGCTAACCAACCTTGTGTTGAATCTATATAAGTTAATGTAGCACCTTCTCTTTCACCATCTAATATTAGATTAGCTGTTCCACCTTCTATTTTATTTCCATTAGGATTTATTGTAAGTATATTAGTATCAAAAGTTCCTGCGTAATCTACTAATTGAATTGTATCTCCAGCAGTAGGAGAAGCAGGTAATGTTACTGTAAATGCAGATGAAGTTGTGTTGCAAACATATCCTGTATTAGCACTTGCTGTAAAACCAGAAGTTTTAGCAGTTGTATCCCAAGTAAGTTTTGATAATCCTGCTGCTAAATCTGCAGCACCAATTATACCATTAGGTATATCATCTGATGTTAAAGGTGCATTGGTAGGTTTTCTTCCGACAAATCCCATATTTTTATTTCCTATGAACTAATATCGTCAACTGTTGATACCCAGCAATCTAATGAAGAAGCTGCACTTGATACAATTTTTAAAGCATCACCAGATTGAACAACAAATTTAGCTCCACCATCAAGAACTTGTAAAGCAGAACCTGCTGGGATTGGAGCATCTTTGACTAAATAAATATCGTTAGTGCCATCATTAATATAAACTGATGCAGTAACTGCTGAAGCTGTAACATTTGCTACAGATATTCCTACAACTGTATCATAACTATTTGCTGTAAATAATGTTGCAGCAGATGTGCCTACATCATTACTTGTATATCTTCTAAAATTTTGTGCCATATTTTATTTCCTATATTATTTTCTACTTTTGTTTAAATACTTAATTGCATTATTTAATAAGTCAATGTTATCTTTTAATAAACCTATTCCGGTATTGCAATCACTACATAATAAACCTCTGATTTTATTTGTAGTATGACAATGATCTACCGCAAATGCTCTTAGTTTTTTTCTGTAATACCCATTATTATCTACTCCGCAAATTAAACACTTACCATTTTGCTTTGTTAATAATTCATTATAATCTTGTAAAGATATTCCGTATGCTTTTTTTAATTTACTATTTTTATCTACTTTATAATCGTAAATGTTCATGCACTTTTTACAAACATTTTGTCTTTTATATTTTCCGTTTTTATTAAAGTAAAATTTATCTAAATTAAAATTAATAGAACATTTTTTACATTCTATTGTTTGAATCAGAGAGCTATCGCCATAGCAATAGCAAAACCAGCTCCTGCTTTGTTGTCTATTTGAGTTTGAATAGATGAAGTTACTCCATCTAAATAACCAAATTCTGTACTTGTTACAGATGATACAGCTACTTTTCCAGAAGCATCTGAAGCCAAAGCTCTACTAGCTGTAAGATCAGATGAAGTTATAGTTGTAGCTCCGCCTGTAATCGTTGCTTGTTTGCTATTTAATTGAGTTTGGATTGCACTTGTTACACCATCCAAATAACTAAATTCAGTATTATTTACAACTCCTGTTCCAATCTTAGTTGCAGCAATTGAATTAACTGCAATATTAATTGTACCAGATGTTGTTACTGGAGAATTAGTAATTGTAAATTCTGAAGATCCAGCATCAGCTAAACCTACAGAAGTTACTGTTCCACCAGAACTAGGATAAACTTGTGTATATGTAATTGAACTAGAACCAAGTGTAGCACTAGTATCAGTAGTACATAACCATAATGTATCTTGTTGTGATGAACCTTCTGAAACTAAAATTAATTGTCCAGCTAATTCTGTTATTGTATCAAATTCTGTATCTCTTGAAGCAGCACCTGATGCTACAACAGTATATAAACCATTTTGAGATGCAGTAGATTGATTTTTTAATAATACTCTATTTCCTGTAACTAATGTTACACCATCAATTGTATCACCGTTTTCTAAACCAGATGCAATTGTAACGTTTGCAGTAGAAGCAACTCTAGCAACAACTCTTGTTCTAAGCCCAGCAACTAATGTATCAACATAGTTTTTAGTAGCAGCATCTGAAGTAGATGAAGGATCACCTAATCCTGTTACTGTACCACCTGAAATAGAAACGTTATTAGCATTTTGAGTTGCAATAGTTCCAAGACCAAGTGTAGTTCTTTGTGCTGATGCGTCAGCATCATCTAATAATGCTTTACCAGCAGTTGTTAAATCAAATGTTGAAGCTGTTCCAGAACCTGTAAATTGAATACCTTTATCAGCAGCAGATGTAAGACCAGCAATTGCTTGAAGTTCAGCATCGTATGCTTGTACGTTTGTACCAATAGCTAATCCTAAATTAGTTCTTGCAGTAGATGCAGAAGATACATCAGATAAATTATTTGAAGCAGTTAATTTTGAATTAATTTGAGTTTGTATTGAAGATGTAACTCCATCTAAATACCCAAATTCTGTATTTGAAACTGAACCATCATGTATTTTAGTAGCATTAATTGCAGCACTAGCATTAATGTCTGCGTTAACAATAGTTCCGTCAGCAATTTTACCAGTTGTTATTGCATCGTCAGCAATCTTAGCTGTTGTTATATTTAAATCAGCTATTTTTGCGGTAGTAATATTTGAATCTGCTATCTTAGCAGTCGTTACATTTGAATCTAATATTTTAGATGTAGTAACTGCATCACTTGCAATTTTTGCAGCAGTAATATTACTATCTGCTATCTTAGCTGTTGTGATATTGGAGTCTGCAATTTTAGCAGTTGTTATATTTGAGTCTGCTATTTTGGCAGTTGTAATATTTGCATCAGTAATTTTTACAGTAGTAACAGCATTAGAAGCAAGTTTAGCTGTAGTAATACTACCATCAGCAATATTGCTTGTACCAATAACTGAATCTGGAATTGATGAATTTGTTTTAGATAAAGCACCAACATAAATTGTTAAAGTTTCATTTGATAATGAACCACTATCCCAAGATACAGTAACAGTTGTATTTGTTGAAAATGTTGAAGCACTAATTGATCCATAGATAGTTCCAGTAGAAGAACCTACTGCTTTAATTCTACGACCAACATGATAAAAACTTGTTACATCTACACTAGATATTGTAAATGAAGTTGCTGATGCGTAAGTAATAGTAAAACCATTATCTCCATCACCATAAATAACCCATTGAGAATCGTTATACCATTCTCTAATTTCAGCACCTAAACCTCTAAAACAGTTATTAATATTAGAAGGCAACATACCTTCTGCTGTATTAATACTTCCTATTGTAGTGTTATTTGCTGCTGTTGTGCTATAATCTTTTATTCCTGCCATATTAATCTCCCATAAACCATGTGAAAACTTTATCGTTTTCGGTATTAAATTTATTTATATAAACATTCACAGCTTCTTCAATCTGTCTTTGAAAATATTCTTGTGTCTCAAAAGAATATCTAACATTATCTATATCTTTTTCAACAATATCTACCATTATCTATATCCTGCTGGTGCTGCTGTTACATCAATACCTTGAGCATCACTCCAGTTAGTTCCAGAAGCTATTTTAACATTAGCTCTAACATATCTACCAGATTGTCTCAATGGTGCTATACCAGTAGTATTTGCTGCAACATAACTAGAAGTTGTTGCAGTATCTACTAAAGCATCTCTAGTTTTAATAGCTACTGTCGAAGCACAATCTACTATAGGTCTAACTCCAGTAATTTTAGTTCTTTGTCCTGGAATAGGTTCTATTTCAGATGTTTCTATTTCTGCTTCTAATTGATTACCAGAAAAGATTGCAGCTTTATAATTGTTATCAATTGCACCTAAATATAATTGTCCACCAGACCAGAAATCCGTATCTAATGCAATATTAATATCATCTAAATTTTGAGATATAATATCCATTAATTCAACTGTATATGCACCAACAAATTGTGTAAATATTGTTGAAGCATTTGCAGTAGCTGATGACCATTTTTCTGTAACATAATTATAAATTAATAATTTATCACAAATACCAGTAGTATTATTTGCATTAGCAACAGAAGGATATAACCATAAAGCTAAGTTATTAAATGGATCTATTGCTGCAACAATACGATCTGTATAAGCTTTATTTAAATCAGCATCAAAAAATCTATTTACTTTTTCTGCACCAATTGCTTTAAGTGCATCACCATTAACTTCAAAGAAACCATCGTCTGCGTAAAAGAAAACTCGTCTATCTGTTTGTGTTACAGTCTGTCCATATACAGCACCACGATTAGCAGATATAACGGAAAATCTGAATACTGTTTGTCCGCCAATATAGTCCATACGAACAATTTGATTTTGTCTAAATACATATCCTATCTCACCTGAAGTTATAGCTACAATTTTTCCACCAGCTCCTGGAATATCTTGAAAGTCAGCTTGTTTTTTACCAAGTTCCCAAGTAGCAATATCATCATTACCTGCCCATTGTACTCTATTAACATTAGTTGGTTGGCTTCCAGTAACTAAAAAATTTCTTATAATTCCTGATACTCTAAATGTAGGTACAGTTCCAGATGTAGCAATTGCAGATAAATTTGCAAAGTTAGTTGAAGTTCCCATTAAGTAATATTGGGGTGCATCAACACCATTACTTGCTATAATGTAATTTCCAAATTGTGTGAATGTCCAAAAGTCAGTATCAGTTCCAGTTAAACTTGCTTTACGAGATGTAAATGTACCACCATCTAATTGGTAAAGATTAGTTTTATTACCAACAAAGTTGTAAACATTATTAGATCCATCTCTAAATGAACCTGCACCTTTTGAATCAGCTCCAATATTATTTGAGCTATAACTAACTAAACTTTTAAATGGTTTGTAACTTTGTAAAGCATAATAAACATTATGAGCTACATTAGCTCCTTTGTTTAAATGTTTAGGTTGATCAGGTAACCATTCTCCAAATGCTAATTGCATAGTTACTTTCTTCTATAAAATGAAAGATCAGTACCTACATCGGTATGTTGTACAACAGGAGATCCACCAAATGAATCTTGTTGATCGTTGCTTTCTAATCTTTCTAATGCTGTTTGATACATAGCTATCCAGTTTTGGACTTGAGCTTGATCTATACCACCAATAAAATTAGCAGCATGAAATAAACTTCCATATAAATAAACTGCAGGATGTGAAGCTAAAATATAATTAGAAGCATTAGTAGATGATAGAGGTGTAAATGCTTTGTAGTATTGTAAATATCCTGTGTAAGTTGTATCTGGACTTGGAGCAAATCTAAATTTTTCTACACTATCATCAGATTCAATTGTATAAACTCTTGGTAAACCAGTAGTAGAACCACCTTTAATTGCAAATAAATTTGCAGGTGTAATGTAATTTAAATGATATTTTGTACCACCAGATAAAATATAAAATGATCTAACTGCTATAAATCCTGTTGGAACTGTAACTGTTTCGCTGTTAATAGTAACAGTATCAATTTGTTCCATTTGTCTAATTCTTAATTTAGCATTAAGATCAGCTTCAACTAATTTTATAAAGTCATCAGATATTTCAGATGTAAGGTCAGCTCTATTAAGCCAGTTAGCTATTGTGGATTTTAATTCTGTATAGGTACTAATTGCCATTATATTTTTCCTTCTGCAGTTCTAAAATATCTATACTCATTAGAGTTTAATTTTTTTTTTAAAATCTTTTTACGTTCTACATCTGGTATTCCAAACCAATTATTAGTTCCATTATATTCTTTGGCCCAAATGGTTAAACAAATATTTGGAATACTAGCTACTCTTTTTAAATCTCTAGATTTAGAATAGCCATCATTTAAAGTAATAAGTTGTTTATTCTTTTTAAGAACAGGTTCAACATCTTGAGTTTGTTTAATAGTAAGTTTACCATCAGATTCTTTAATATAATCTGAACGGATTACTCCATCAAACTCAACGTCTCTTAACTTGGACATTACTCAGTTAATGATGTAACGTATAAATTTCCAGATGCACAAATTCCAGCTACTTTTTCACCTTCAGAAATTTTAATAATTTCTATTTCACCAAGTGGTAAATAAACTGAACTTGTTGTAGCAGTAGGATTAACACCAATATTGTAATGACAGTTAGCATCAGCTACTAATCTTACGTATTGTATGTTTGCACCTATTGCAGAACTTTGAGCAGATGAACCACTCATAGCTACTTTAGATGTTGTTACTGGTCTAAGACCATAATTCATAATTGCCATATATTTCCTTTTTAAATTAAAAAAGGGGGTATTGCTACCCCCTAATGTAAAATTATCTTCTGATAATAACTGTTATATCAATTGGTTGTGTTGTTGATGACGCACCATCTGATGTAATTGTTATATAATCACCTTCTTTGACACTATTAGCAGCTGTTGGTTCAGCAGTATCAATGTCTCCTGCAGCTGATCCTGAAAAAGCAACTGTGAATGATCCACCTGTTACAGCAGTTCCATTTATAGCACTTGTTACAGCTGAGTTAGCACCTGTAATTGCTCCACCTAATACAGAAATAATTTTAATAATTTTTCCATCATCAGGTACAGCGATATTAACTGAACTAGGAGCTGATACATCAGCTAATCTAGCAGTTAAAAAGTAGTCGTTTAATGTTCTCATTTTTATTTTCCTATGTTTGCTTCGTTCCGTCTTTAAGACTTCAAAGACCAAACAAATGTTTATGAAGGGGAGATTGCTCTCCCCCTCAGATTATTTATACTATGACGTTGTTAAGTCTGCAACAAGTCCACTAGCACCTTCGTTTCTAGAGATTAAAGTAAGCTCAACTAAAAGCTGTCTTTTTTCGCTATCACCAGTTTTTGATAACTCGTGCATAGTGAAGTCTCTTAAGAAACCTACAGACCAGTAGTCCATATCCAGAACCCACGCATCTCTATCTCTAGAGAATCTGTTAGGTACAACTTCTAGATCACCGAAGTCAGATGAGTAAACATCAATACTTGCGTATAATGTTTTATCTTCTGAAGCATCAAATCTAGTAGATCCACCTGTGAATCCAGATACTTTTTGTTTGTTGAAAGGACCAACCATTAGGATTGATGGACTTCCACCTGCGTTCCAAACAGATTTGATAACTGATTTCAGTTGATCTTCTGTGAAAGCTCTTTGTGTTCCATCAGTTCTAGCATCAGTACCATCTCCAGTTGGAGATGCACCGCCAGAACCTAATACGTCATTTGAGTACACCCATGCTCCAAGAGATGCAAATTTTCTTGCAGTTGAAGCATCACCAGTTACTTTAGCTTGATTAGCAAGTAAAGTAGCTTCGATGTCTCGTTTTAGTTCTTTTGATTTTTTAGCAATTTGATAAGCCAATTCACTTGCTCTACCAGCTTTATCAACTGCTTCTTGAGTGCCTGTAATAACTACAGTTTTATCCATGATTTGCGTTTTGTTTGCAAGTCTTGTTGTAGCTGTAGAAGCATCAAGAGTAGCTTCATCGCCCTCGATAACAGCATTAGATGTTGATGCTGCAGCAAGTGCGTCTGTTTGCCATTCGTGTGTTGTTGATTTAACTTGTTCTCTAGCAGCTGAACTCATGAAAGGAGTTTCAGTTGGAGAAATAGAATAAATCACATCTTGTAAGTCCTCTCTAATACCTACTGTATCGTAAGTATCGAAAGTATTTGATGGTTGTGCCATTTATTTTTCCTTATTTTTTTTGTGTTATCATTTGAAGTATGGCAGACTGAGCATCTTCCATGCGACCAGTCTTTCTTACTTTCCCAATTTTTTGTTTTATGACATCACGAACTGAACTATCTGTTTTTGCAACACCAGCTTTAATAACTTTTGGAGCAGTGACTACCTTTTTTGGAGAAAGGTCTTTAGGTGCTTTAGAGTTTTTATATTGCATAGCATCTTTAAGTACCAATAAAAATCTATGATCAGTTAATGAAGATATTTCATTATCTTTAAATCCATAATCAGCTAAAAGTTTTTTAGCATTAGATTTAAACTCAACAGATTTTACTGGATCTGCAAACTCAGGTATGCGTTCTTCTGCAAGTTTTATTTCTTTTTTAAGATAGTTAGTAAATTCACTTTGAAAAGCTTCATCAGCTTTTTTACGTAAATCATTAATGCGAGTTTGTTGTTGTCTAATTTTAAACTCTAACTTAGCTGCATGACTAGGATCTTCTTCATATAATTTATTAAGATCCGTAGCACCTAACTGTTCTTTAAAGAGTAAATCTGCAGATTGAATTGCATTATTAAGTTCTTTAATTCGAGAATCATAAGTCTGACGTAAACTTTCTTTTTCACTTTCAAGATTTTTCTTTTCAAGTGATAATTGATGAGTTTTTTGTCTATAATCTGAATCTCTAGAATAACCAGACTTAAGTTCATCGAGAGTAACCTCAAGCTCTTGACCTTGTACTTTTACTCGGTGGAGATTTGGTTTCTCAACTTCTTCTTTTTGTGTTGGTTGTTCTGTTACTTCTTCGTTTATGTTTTCAGTAGCTACGGCTTCTTCAACAATTTCGTCAGACGTTGATTGATTGTCATTTGAAACTTCCTGAGTTTTAACTTCAGGCTCTACTGATGGTTCTGCTTTGACTACTGGTGCTGATTGTCCTTCTTTAGGATTCAGTAAACCAAGTATTTTCTCAGCAGCACCTGATACAGATTTATCATCTGCCATATATGCTCCTTTAGGGTTATCGTTTCGTAATTATTACGATTGACGTTTTAGGTTTTCTAGCTCATGGGCAGCTAGTTTGCCAGTCTCCATTACACTAACAAGATGTCCTTTAATTTTGTCTAGCATATTAAATGCCATCCAAAGAACTTGTCTTTGTTCGTGGTCGGAATATGAAGTTTTAAATATTTCTGATCTATAAGATTCAGATAAATATTCAAAAGCTTCCTTCAGCAAGGGTTCTTCTAATAAAATAGAAGCTTGTTTACCCCTGAGAATCTGTTGATCCAGGTTCGATTGTGGAATTTTGTTGTCCATTATTAAAAAACTCTTTTTGTCCTTCCATTATCTTTTTAAATATATCACTTGTTGTAGCAAGTTTTTGAGATTCTATCATAGATCTGTTCTTTAAATCAATCTCATTAATTTTAGTGTTATATTTAAGCTCTAATTCTTTGATTTGCAATTCGTAATCAAGTAATTTAGCTCTCATTTCAGCTTCAATACGTTTAAGTTCAACGTTAGTTTTAATAACTTCTCTTTCGTTTTGACCTTGTACTTGAGCTAATGAAACTTTTTCAAATTCAGTTGGAGGTTTAGGAGGCAACTGTGGCATTTGAGCTTGTCCAACATCTGGATCCATAAAGTATGGTTCAATATTACCAAGTCCTGCGTTCTCTATAAGTTTCTTTAATGTATTGTAAATGTTCCTTAAATTTACCATTGGGCCATAAACGTTCTGTTGAAGATTTATAGCTTGTAATTGTCTTTCTAAAATTGAAGTTAACAAAATTAATTGTTGTTCTTTAGAACCTGTGCCTAATCCTACGGCTACAGTAACATTAACTTTATCTCTCCATTCAAATGGTCTCATAGGAATAAACTTCCCACGAATTTTTAATATCTTTTCTTTTTGTTGATACTTACAAATAAGCTCAAACATTTTATATCCTAAATCTTTAATACCTGTTTCAGCAAATATTCTAGCAATTAACTCCATTCTCATTTGAGATTGTGTTAAGATCTGGTTAATACCAGTTGCTGTTTTGTTTAAAGTATTTGGATCTAATCCTTGAGATTGTCTTGTAATACCAGTTCTAGATTCTTTTACTGAATCTAAATATCCTAATAGTCCTGCAGCTTGATCACCAATTGGTTGGGTGTTCATAGCCATCATAACATTTGCAGGTGGTTGTTTAGTTCTAACAATTCCGCCTGGTCTATTAGTTAATAGATCATCTAATGAAACTTGTCCGTCTTGTACTGCAATACGATTATTATTTGTTAGATACATATTATCTAACATCTGTCTCATTACAGTAGATTTAATTAATTGTATATCTTCTACTAATTCAGAAACTGATCTGCCATAAAATCTGTGTGGCATAATTACAGGAGTTATAGAAATAAATGGCATTGAATCTACTTCTTCAATACTGAGTGCTTTATATGTAGAATCTCCTGCAAGTAATATTTTTACTAATTCTGATTTGCCATCATCATTAATATCTATTCTAGAATAACATTCATGAATTAAAATTTCATCTGATGATTTATCTCCATCATCATTAATGCCTACTAAATCTTCTTGATATCTAACTTGATTATCTTCTAAGTAATCTATTGAGTTTCCAGTTGGAAGTTTATTAATTTCATCTTTGTCAAATCCCATTTCAATTAATTGAGATCGAGTCATGTTAGTTCTATGACAAACAAAATTAGCTGAGTTAATACACTTAGCTTGACGTTCAATTAAAAATTCTTCTGGTGGTACAGGTTCAATTCTAACTTGTCCAAATGATTCTGTTTTTTTAATAACGATATCATGATAAGTAATTTTATCTATTTCATTATTGTCTTGATCTAATAATGATTCTTGATATTCGCTATGTTCTGCAATTTCAATTTCTTTATCATTAACTAAAAGATTATATTCATCAGTTGTTAATCTTTTGTATTCTTCTCTTGTAGTTCTTTGAGAGTTATCCCAATAAACTTTTAAAATTCCATTACGTTGTATAAGTGCATCTTTAAATGCAGTATATAAACTTATAAACCCTGAGTTTTCTTTGTAAAAAATATAATTTAAATAATCAGAACATTGTCTAGCAGTTTCAGAATCTTCAACACCTACTGGCTCACAATGAAATACATTTTCACCAGCAGTAAATATTCTCATTAATGAAGGCAATAAACTTTCAACAGTATCTGATACATCAGTACTTACAACTTGTGATCTACCTTCTACTTCATTACCAAAAGGTTTTCCTAAATAATATTCTAAGGATTTTTTTCTTCTATTAACTATTTCACCACCAATAAAACCAGTCGATGATTTAATTTCTTTATTTAATATTGCTATAATTTCTCGTTCAGTTTTCATATTACGTATTTTGTATCTATATAGATTGGTTTTGTCCATTGACTTGTATCAATTGGACTATGTACACAACCATATCTAAATGCGTCTGCTGCATGGGAACACCAGTCATGCAAAGGTTTATTTTTAAATACTTGGTTTCTTTCATCCCATTGTTTTCGATATTGACGTAAAGCATCTAAACCGATCTTACATTTTTCTCTATCAAAATAACAATATGGCAAAGTATTTCTAACACTTTCAATTCCGTGATCTACTTCAAGTTTAGCAGCAATTTCAAAATCAATTCCGATTTCATTAGCTACTTCTAATCTTGATTTACCAGTACCTAGTTCTCTAGCTACTATATCATGTGGAGCTACATGTCTATTATAGTTATAATTTTTTTGCTCTAAAACTTCAGCATAGTGATATAAACTTTCACCTGAAGTTTCATAATAATCTATAACGTGTATTTCTTCACCAACTCTTTGTATAAACCAAATTGCTGTTGAATCTCCTATACCTAAATCCCACCAAGTTTCAACTGGTACAGATGTGTCATAAGGTACTTCACAAATTCTTCCATCATTATCTGCTGCTGTAATCAGTTTACCATAGTAACTACCACTTACTGCTGCAGTAAATGAACATTCAAATTCTTGATTGTATTGCTCCTCAGTCATAATAGACTGAGCTTCTTTTAATTCATCTGCTGGAATTATTTGAGTTTCTGAAGCTCTATATAATTGACCAAACCAATCTTTATGTCCACGTTTTGCATAATCGTAAACTTCCCAGAATTGATTGTGGCCCATTGGAGTTCCAATAAATATTACCCAACCATTTGTATCTGAGATTGCAGGTCTAATAATTTCTGTCCAAGTTCTAGGAGACATGATTGCATACTCATCAAGTACGACACCATTGAATCCCATACCTCGAAGTGAATCGGCATTATCAGCACCATAAATTTGGATACGTGATTCATTATACAAATCTACTCGTAGTTCAGATTCATTACGATCACCACCAAATGCCATTAGTGGTCTTGTATAAAATTTTAAATAATCCCAAGCAATAGCTTTACCTTGTCTATAAGTTGGAGCTATGTATGCAAGTTTAGATCTTGGTTTATCTGTTGCAGTTTTAATTAATTCATTTATTGCAAGAACAGATTTTCCAAATCGTCTATGACAAACTAATACATTAAATCGTTTTAATGATTCATGTACTTGTCGTTGTAATGGTCTTGGTTTATAACCTACAGAAACTTCGTAGGTTTTATTCTTCCCATTTGACTTTAACATTGAGCTGTCCATTAAATCCTATTCTACTTGTTTA